ATAGATGCCGCGAAATAAGCCGCAATCACCCATATGCCCGCCGCTATCTGCAAATAATGACCACAAATGTGGTCGGGGCCGCCGGTGTGCGGATACAGGTTCGCAAGCGCAACGATGATGGCTCTCTTGATAGTGTTGGCAACCGGATCATTGAACAAGCGTGGCAAGCGTGGGGCCGTGCCGGTTTTTGCACAGTCGATGGCCGGATGTCGTGGTCACAAGCACAGAGGCTGTTCATTGAAACACTGGCCCGCGATGGCGAGGTGTTGATCCAGAAAATCAAGAACCCTGCTGGCAATCCATTTGGCTTTTCGTTGAAATTCCTCGAAGCTGATTATTTGGATGAGGGTTACGATGCCCGACTCAACAACGGCAACGAGGTTCGGATGGGTGTTGAACTGGATCGCCGCACTGGGGCGCCGGTCAACTATTATCTGTTCGAGGATCATCCACACCACGATCAAGGCTATGGCAGCAAGACCAAGCGTCATCATAAGATTGTGCCAGCCGATCAGATCATTCACTGTTATTTGCAAGACCGCGCCGGACAAACGCGAGGTGTGCCGTGGATGTCTAACGTGCTGTCACGGCTTAAAATGCTGGACGGTTATGAGGAGGCCACGCTTGTCAATGCGCGTGTCGCCGCGTCAAAGATGGGATTTTTCACAAGTCCAGAAGGTGACGGCTTCATCGGTGATGATTACGACAATCACGCGCCAATATTAGATGCAAGCCCTGGCACCTTCAGTCAGTTGCCTGCCGGTATGTCCTTCACTGCCTTTGATCCGTCCAGTGGCACAGAAAGTTTCGATGAGTTTGAAAAAGCTATTTTGCGCGGTATCGCATCTGGCCTTGGCGTCAGTTATGTGTCGCTTGCTAACAACCTCGAAGGCGTCAGCTATTCATCAATCCGGCAAGGTACCATTGAGGACCGCGACCATTTCAAGATGGTGCAGCAGTTTATGATCGACCAGTTTGTTGACCCGATTTATCGGGCTTGGCTAGAAATGGCAATCACAGTTGGCCGCATCAATCTGCCGATGGGCAAATACGACCTGTTTGCGGATCAAGTCATCTACCGGCCACGCGGCTTTGCGTGGGTTGACCCACAAAAGGAAATTCAAGCAAGCGTCACGGCACTCAACAACGGCATCGTCAGCTTGCAAGATGTGCATTCGCAATATGGCCGCGATACTGAGGAAATCTTTGAGCAAATCAATCGCGAGGGCGAACTAGCTGACCGGTACGGCATCGACACCGCTTTCCAGCCGTTTGGCACAAAGCTACCGGCACAGCCGTCAATAGACGCGGGGCAAGACGATGGCAAAGTATAAAGAAGAAGGCGAAAGGGGCATTGAAATGCTTGAAGATGACCAGATTGAAAAAACTGATGATTTGGTGGATAATGCACCAATGGAAAACGAAATTGAACAAACTGAGGATCGGCTTGATCGCGGGGAACTGGTGTTCCGCGCCCGCGCCGCTGATATGGTCGAAGAAGATGACCGCCGCGTCAGAATGTCAATTAGTTCTGAGGAACCGGTTGAGCGGTCTTTCGGTTTAGAGGTTTTGCGCCACACTGATGGCGCGGTAGATTTGTCACGGTTGAACAGCGGCCACGCGCCCTTGTTGCTGGATCACGACCTGACAAAACAGATTGGCGTCATTGAGCGCACCTACTTGGATCAAGCAGATCGCCGGTTGCGGTCTGTGGTTCGCTTTGGAAAAAGCGCACTGGCTCAAGAGGTTTATCAAGACGTCAAGGACGGCATCCGAAGCAATGTCAGCATCGGATACCAAATCCGCGAAATGGAACAAAAGAACGAACGCGATGGGACAGTCGCAATTAGCTCGTGGGTTCCGTATGAAGCCAGTATTGTGAGTGTGCCAGCCGATGCCGGTGTGGGCGTCAATCGCAGTGCTGAAATTATCGAACCAGTGATTGAGAAAAAGGAGGTCAAAATGACCGAAGTTAATCACGAAGAAATCCGCGAAGCTGCCGCAGAAGCTGCCAAGCGTGAATTTCAAAAGAACGCGCAAGAAATCATCAATCTTGCCGTTAAGCATAACCGCCGCGATTTGGCTGATGAGGCCATCGGTGCGGGTCAAACTGTAGCGCAATTCCGCGCAACTTTGCTGGACGCCATCGGCGAAGGCAAGCCACTTGAGCAGTCAGCCGGTGCGGTTGATATGTCAGCCAAAGAACAGCGTGATTATAGCTTTATGAAAGCTGTTCGCGGTCTGGTCAATGGCTCCGGTCTGCAAGGTCTTGAGCGTGAGGTTTCTGAGGAAATCGCAAAGCGTTCTGGCCGTGAAGCGCGTGGCTTCTACGCACCAGACAGCTTCTGGGGCGGTCGCCGTGACCTGACTGTCGGCACTGACAGTGCTGGCGGTTTCCTGCGTCCTACAGATCACCTTGGTGATCAGTTCGTTGATGCCCTGCGTTCTCGCTTGGTTATGAACGAGTTGGGCGCACGGTTTATGACCGGTCTGCGTGGTGATGTGGCTATTCCAAAGCTGGCGACTGGCGTATCTGCTGGGTTCGTTGCTGAGAATGGCGCAACATCTGAGGTGAACGCTGTGTTCTCACAGATCACAATGTCACCAAAGTCACTGGGCGCATTCACAGACGTTTCACGTCTGCTTATGATCCAGTCTGACCCATCTGTTGAGCAGATTGTTCGTGACGATCTTTTGAACGCTATCGCTCAGAAGGTTGAGGACGTTGCTATCGAAGGTGGCGGGTCAAACGAGCCATCTGGTATCATCGACACAGCTGGCATTGGTTCAGTTGCTATCGGCACCAACGGTGGCGCGATTGCTTGGGATGACATCGTAAACCTCGTCAAAGAGGTTGAGGTGGACAACGCCGCGATCAACGGCAACACCCTTGCGTATCTGACCAACCCGAAAGTGAAATCTTTGATGGCGTCAACATCAAAAGTTGCTTCAACTGACAGCGTTATGTTGCTTGATGCGCCTTGGAACCAGCTTTATGGTTACAACTTGGCTGTCACCAACAACGTGCCATCAGACCTCACCAAAGGCACCCTGACCACAGCGTCAGCGATGATCTTCGGTGATTTCTCACAGTTGATGATGGGCTTTTTCTCAACACCAGACATCCTCATTGATCCGTACACAGCTGGATCATCTGGCGCGGTTCGTATCCGCGTGATGCAGGAACTGGACATTGCTGTCCGTCACGCACAGTCGTTTGCGGCTTGCTTGGACATTGATGCCTAAATAACTGGTGGGGCGGCTCTGGTCGCCCTGCCTTTTCCCACTGGGGGTTGATATGAAGGTTAAATGCAAAAGAAACATTGTTGTCAAAGGCGTGGCTCACGTTGTCGGTGACATTTTAGAGGTTCCTGAGAACATCGGGCTGGATTTGGTCAACACTGGCCGCGTTGAGGTATATGAGGACAAGCTAGGTCTGACTGACCGCGCTATCGGCTTGACAACAAAGAGTGCCGCAGCACTGACAAAGCGGGCAAAGAAAAAGAAATAAATGGCTGTTGAAAGTGCAGATGATCGGGCGATTTTTGTGGGCATTGATGATTTCGGTGTCGCCGCTACCTATACGCCTACCGGCGGGATTGCCACAACGGTCAACGGCATTTTTGACAATGACTTTGTTGAGGTAGAAACCGGCGCGGGTGTCGGAATTGCCTTACAACAACCACGCTTTCAGTGCCGCACGGCAGACGTAGCAACAGCGGCAGAAGGTGACGCGATTGTGATCAACTCAATCAACTACACAGTGCGGATCGTGCAAGACGATGGAACCGGTATGACTGTGTTTGTGTTGGAGTTAGACTGATGGCTCACGTTCGCAAGCAAATACGCGATGCGGTTGTAACCGCGCTGACTGGATTGACGACAACCGGCTCAAATGTATTCCGGAGCCGCATCTATCCTTTGGAAAAGACAAAGCTGCCGTGTTTGTGTATATTTACAAAAAGCGAGACCACTGAGTTCGACACAATGACGATCAGTCGGTCAACGCAAAGGAATTTAGATATTGCTGTTGAAGCATATGTTAGCGCAACCGCTAACTACGACAACACACTGGACACGATTGCAGTGCAGGTCGAGGAAGCAATAGCAAGTGACGTGACGCTAGGCGGCTTGGCAAAAGATGCACAAGTCACGGCGTTCGAGGCCGATTTTAGTGGTGACGGTGAGCAGCCGGTTGCCGTTGGCCGCTTTACCGTGGCTGTGCAGTATCGTACAGCTGAAAATGACGTTGAAACCGCCGCATAAGGAGTTGATCCAATGGCAACACATACAGGCTCAGAAGGAACGGTGAAGCTAGGCACTGTCGGCAGCGACACCGCAATCGGCGAAATCCGGTCCTACACCATCACAGAAAATGCAGACACCATCGAGGACACTACGATGGGCGATACAAGCCGCACTTACAAAGTCGGCCTGAAAAACTTTTCGGGTTCGGTTGAGTGCTATTTTGACGAAACTGACGCATCGCAAGACAGTATGGTTGCTGGTGCTGAGTTGACTTTGACCGTCTATCCAGAGGGTTCAGACAGCACAGACGATTATTTGAGTGGTGACGTCATCATTACATCTGCCGATGTTACTGCATCAGCCGATGGAATGGTTGAGGCGTCTTTCAGCTTCCAAGGCACTGGCGCACTGACACGCGGCGCGGTGGCATAACTAGATGTCACTGGGAGCGCAAATAGCTGCGCGGCGCAATACACAAAGGCGCATCATTGACGTTCCGGAATGGGGCGAGGATGATGTGCCGTTGCGTCTTTATTGTGGGCCGATCACGGCGGGCGATATAGATAGATTGCAGCGCAAGCACAAAAACTTTCTGAACGATATGACAATTGCCGGAATGGTTGATTTGATTATCCACAAAGCAGAAATGGAAGATGGGGCAAAAGCATTTACGCTAGAAGATAAGCC